CACACTAACAGAAAAGAAAAAGACGGTCTTTGGATCGACCGGTAACCCTAGGCGTTGCCGCTTGAGGGACTACCAGCAGTCCGAGGGGACAGAAGGCAGGGAGATAAAGAAGAAGAGGAGGTTTAGCATCATTACCAGCCCGAAGCTGGAGGTGTTTTCCTTCACCTGGATAGACTGGCCTAAGCCAGGATGTTTCCCGCGGGAGCGGAGAGACGGAGAATCCCGCGGATGATGACAGAGCAGAGGTTGGTCCCGGCGGTCCCGGAGTTGGCGTACACGGTGTAGGAGAGCCTGGGGGTGTCTTTGTAGCCGACGGAGGACTTGAGGATGGGGTTGAGACGGGAGAGATCAGCCGGGATGCGAGTAGTGGAGGAGAGCAGGACAGGACCCCCGACAGTGATGAGACGGCCACCGTAATAGGATGTCTCGGTGGTGGTGGCCGGGGTGATGGAGGCGATGGTCCAGACTACGGAGATGGAGATGGGTTTGGAGAAGGCGGCGGCCAGGGGGGCTACCTCCAGCTCAACCGATCGCAGTTCAGCGTGGCGGTAGTTGGCAGTGAGCTTGGATAGGGTGGCGCTTCCAGCGAGATCCTCGGTCAGGTTTTTGGCGGCGGATCCGTCGTACGAGGAGATGACCCACTGGAACGGGTAGTCGACTGTCGGGGCCTGGAGGTCAACCTCAGCCACGCGAGGAGCAACAGGAAGGCGAGGCTGGCGATCAACACGGTCGTCACGGTCAGGGGGCGGTCCAACTTGCCCATTGCTTGCCATGGATTGGGTGACGGCTTCAGAGAATTGGAGAGGAGTGAGAGAGGGAGCAGAAGCGGAGGAACCACCGGTGAGAGGCAGGAGAGTGGAATGATTCATAGAGTGCAGGGGAGCAGAGAGTTGAAGAGTCTGAAGCAATTCACCCTGATACTTGGTGGTGTCGGGATCTTCAGGGAGGGACCTTGGATTGCGGGAGCTGTGGAGCAGGATCTGGCGAGCCGCTGAGTTCAGGAGGGAGTAGGTAGCGTGGGTGGCCCACTTGAAATGGCCTATTCTGGCGACGACCTCCTCGGGAACCTCGCCGAGCTTGAGGGCCAGCTTGAGTTCCGGAGGAGCCCGTCGACAGAAGAAGTCAAAGCAAGCGGACTGGTAGGAGACGGTGGCTAGGGGCAGGGCTTGCCAGAGTTCATCGCCGAGAGAATGGCCTATGCTGAATTCCATGAGGTACGAGGCCAGTTTGTCTGAAATGGATCCGTCGTCTTCGGCGATCATCAGTTTTGCGAACAAGGCGATTGGGGACCGCACGCAACCCACTCGGGCACAGTAGTACCCGCAGAAGGTGGCGTAAAGACCCCGCTCTTTCTTGAAGCGGAGGGCGAGGAGAGGCTTGATGGCGTTCCACTCGGGTCGGACCTTGGGCTCGTAGTCGAGGAGGGAATCATCCCCCGAGACCATGGTGGGCACGGCACTGGCGGCGTACTCTAGATTGATCACCGCGAGGTTGTAATCAGAGTTGTCGTCGTAAGTGCCGGGCTCACCGGTGAGTCTCATGCAAGTCAAAGGGCCGAACTGGGTGGAAACGTTGGTCTTCAGGAAACAGTGGAGGTCGATGAGGTGCTGAGGTATGTTGAGTCTTTCCATTTTCTTTCTCTCAAAAACCACGGCCTCGCCATGCTGGGACTGGTCGAACGAGGTGTAATCGTTGGCGAGCTTGACCGCGGTTGTGAGGTTCTTTTTGCACCAAGTGGACATTTCTGTGGGAGTGTGGCCCGCGTGGATGTAGAGGTGGGATGGGCGATCGCGCTGGTCGAACATTCGCTGGTACTTCTTGACAGGGCCGAGGATGAGAACAACGGCGTCATGCATAAGGGCCAAAGTCTGGCACGCCTTCCACGAACCGAATATGGAGCCTTCATTCACTTTGTGTTGCGCTTTGGAGAAGATGCGGACTGCAGACCATCGCCAATCGGGGTCGGACCGACGGGCGTTCCCCATGATGACGGCCTGAGTCTTGGATGTGAGCTGCGCGTACTCGTTCAGATTGATGCATTCGGCGAACAGGGCCTCGTCGAACGGCTCTTCGGCATTTGGATTGCGGGAGTAGGCTCGGCACCAGCCCTCGTACAAAAGCTGGCCGAGAATCTCGTCTTTGGATGTGATTTGGTAGGGAGCATCGGACGGACGGAAGCGGAGTCGCTTGCCGATGGAAGCAGGGAGGAGGGTCGGATCATCTTTTTCACTGTGGATGGCGGCAATGAGAGAGCTCGGTTGCGCAGAGAGGTGAAAGTCCTTGTTGAGGTGGGGGAACTGGTTTGACATGGTGTTGCGGAAGACGATCTCTCTGGTTTCAGGGTCATGGGCTGGGAGGAAATGCGCGGCCAGATTCTCGAAAGTCTCGCCTGGGTACACCGGCTCGTGGACAGGAGTCGTGAAGTCGGCGGACGAAGGCGAGAGCTCCGAGGAAGGGACCGCGCTGGGGAGGTCAGAGTGGAGAGGGCGACGGGCTTCGGGTAGAAAATGGGTAGAGACTTGAGGGCGGTTCAACGCACCATCTCCGAGGACAACGGTGTCGGCGGAAATGATGTCGCTGACTTCAGTGGGCTTGATGCAGGGGGAGGAAGAGAGGCGGATCGGAAGGGCTAAGCAGTACGGGTCAGTAAGGGTTTCACCGTGAGCTCCCGTGAGCCTGTTGTGCCTTTGCTTGAGTGGTTCTTTGAGCACGGGACAGGTCGGGAACTCGCGGTGAAACCAGTCCTGAATCGGACGGGTTTTGCCGGACATGAGGAGAGAGAACATGGTGTTGGAGGTGCTGGCCCCCTTGAGAAGCGACGGGTCACCCGTGAAGATGACGCCAGTTCTCGAGCGGGTCAGGGCCACGAGGGAGTGACCATGGGAGAGGAGGGCGGAATTCTTGTCAAGATGGATGCAGGCGGCGCCAGAATAGGTGGATCCTTGGCTTGAGGCTATGGTGACAGACTGGTAGCCGCATTGATTCATGGTGTGCATGGCATTCTGGGAATTAGTCAGGACCCGGGCATCAGTTGGAAATTGTCTTGAGTATCGTGCAAACCCGGGATTCTCATTGGAGGTGGGAACATGGAAGAAGTCCGCGATCAGCTTAGGAACTCGACGACTCCAGAGGCAGTAGTAGTCGAGGTACGGGGCCAAATGGCGGGTTTCACCCACGAGGCGGGAGTTGGAGGAGTTGGGATGAGTGGAGTGGTACTCGCCTTGCAGAGGGTCACCGAGGGCGATGACGAATTCAATTGTGGGGTCGGCATGGATGGCGAGGTCAAGGTAGCCGCGAGGAAGCTTGTAGATTTCATCAATGACGAGGACGCGGGCGGCTTTCAGTAGAGACGACTCCCAGGTTCCGAGTCGCCAGACATGAGCAGGGGATGGCTTCAGCATATCTTTCCATTCAGCTCGAAGTTCAGTGGTGGGCACCGCGACTTTGTGGTCTTTGAACGCGGCGGTCTTCAGGAGGCGGGAGATGGGATAGGACTTACCGCAGCCAGGGAAACCTGCGATGTGGATCAGACGGACGGTGCGAGGTTGAGCGATGTCGAGTTGGCCGTCCAAGGCGAGGATGCGCTCCCGGGCTTCAGTGGTCTTGGTGGGATGGATGTTGGCCATGACGCCGTCGAACCCGTTCTTCATGTTGGAGATAAGGTTCTTCGCACGTGCGGGCCAGGTTCGGTAACTGTGGACTGAGCGGATGGGCAGGAGCTGACCATCGACGTTGAAGCGGAGCGCCGCAACGGCGAGGTCTTGCGCCAACCCACCGTTCAGTTTCGGCGAATTGTGGTCGAGGCGTAAACTGAAGTGGCCGGGGAGTTTGCCTTGCCCAGGGGTGTGGTTGATGGCGAACGTGGAGGTGGCGTCCTCCATGCCAATGGTGAACGTGGAGGGGCCTGAGTGGAAAGTGGCACGGAGAGAGTAGTGGCGGGCGAGGATGGCAAAGTGGTCGGTCGAGAGGCCGGCAGCGGCAATCTCAGTGGGGTTGAGGAAGGAGTCAGGACAAGCGGAGGTCAGGGTGTCCCAGAGAGCTTCCTTGGGCAGTCGAGTGGCTTGCTCGACGGCGACAAGGAGGCAGTCCATGCTAGGGTATGGAACCGGGGCTCGCCCGGAAGCACGGTCCCGGAACTGGAAGAGACCAGTTCCGGGGACGTAGTTGCCGGGGTGGAGCTCCGAGTACATAGCCACGGGGCCACAGGCGGAGGGGTCGCGGAGAAGAGGGGAAGACTCGGGATCAGAAGCAGGCGCATCTTCCTGCCCCCATTCGCGAGCGTGGAGCTCACCGGAGGAGCCGACGACTGGTTGCTGGGGTTCGCTGTGGGGGTCGGGAGTGAAGAGACCCAAAGACGAGAGAGCTTGGGCGAGGTTTTCGGCGTCGCGGCGATCAGCTAGGTCATCGCTGGAGGCCGGAGCCTGGACTGACGGGGAGGGAGGACGAACAGGAGGCTGACTCGGGGGAGAGGGCAGAGAGAGGACGGCGTTGACAGCTTTTTCCTCCGCATCCCGACCAGGGGGGTCGGAAGTGGGGGAATCTCTGGAGACGGGTGCGGGGGTGACGGGAGAGAGCGGGGCTTGTGGCTGGGGGACCGGAGGGGCTGGAATGGCTGGGCTGTCGGAGTCTAGAGGAACGTGGTCAACTGGAGTGAAGGGCAAAAAAGGGGCCCTGGCCACGTGAACAGGGCCTCGCTTGAGGACCAGTTCCCACGGCTCAGGGTGGAAGAGGGCGTGATACCTGTCATGGAGGGACTGGGGGGAATCGGGACCCAAGAAGAAGCGGACACCTAAGGCAATGAGAGGCAGAGACGCGGCAGCAATGGACAGCCACAGATACTTGCGGGGGATGGGACACTTGGGTAGGAACTTGGCTAGGCTAGGATAGGAGGCGCCGAGCCGACAGAAGGTTTTGGGCAGGAGCTTGAAGGCGAACGGGGTCCCACTCAGGACTGTGGGACCTGTAGAGCGTGCGCGCAGGGAGAGTTCGAGGAGAGGAGCTTTCGGGGGCCAGAGAAGATGAGGAGGGGGCTTCAGCCACCGGCGGAAAACAGCAAACGAATGGACGTGGGAGTTCAGGACGCGGCCGATGGCGAGAAAGAGGCTGGAGGAAGCTACGGAAAGCAGGGAAGCGCCGGCAGATGTCATCAGGAGCTTGTGGGTCTTGAGCCAGTGGACCACCTTGTCGAAGGAGGAGTGGAAGAGAATGTAGGTGGTCTTGGGTCGGTGAGGAGAGGTCGAGAGAGCGAAGTGCGCAAGGTTGTCCCAGGCGGAAGAGGTCACCCAGGCGTACTCAGGCTTGGAACACTGGGTGCGGACGAAGCCAGCGGGGTCGGTGACTCGCAGAGTGCGGACCGCTCGCACGTAGATGAAGAGGGCATCGTAGACGTCCTTTGGGACGAGACGGTGTCTCAGATCTTGGTGGAGCGAGCTGGGCTCTGGGAGGGCAACGGCCCTGGGGGCTTTGAACGACACAGTGTCCACTTCCTGGTGGACAGGGGGGACGCCGCGCTGAATCAGGAGGGAGTGGACGGGGCCCCAAGACTCGAGGCGGGAGACAGTGAGAGTGAGGTCGGCAGATCGGATGGTGGTGGTGGTGAGCCAATCCAAGGCTCGCTTGGGTTGGATGTAGTTGTGGGAAGGGTTCTGCTCGAGCTCGTAAACTAACTGGTCCCCCTCGAATCTGAAGCGGTAGAGTTCGGGGAAGAGGGAAATGTCAGTGAACTGGCTTTCAGGTGGGACGACGAGTGATGCGTAGACCTTTTGGAGTTTGGGACGCTCAAGGAAGAGGTCTACGATTTGGCCTGGCGTGTAGTACATGAGGGCGTCGTGCATGAACAGGGTCTCAAAATTGGGCAGGTCGTGGCTGGTGGTGGGGTATCTCGTGGTGTCTTTGGCGGTGAGGCGGTAGTTGAAAAGGGCTTCGAAGTTGGGGTGGATGGCTTTGAGCTTATCGAACTTCGAGGGCTTCATGAACATCACGGCCGAAGGGACCGTGGCGACGTTGGGCCACACGTCGTGGATAAGGTGGGTCTCAATGGTCTTGTGGACTGGGTGAGGGTGGGCTTTGAAGCCGTGACCAGCTACGTTGATGCCACAGGATTCCAGGAAAGGGTGGTGCCTTTCTGGGATGTTCCAGGGGTACTGGCGTAGCGAGTCACGGAAGGGGGTGGCAACGGCTTCGAGGAGCGGAGCGGCTACCGTGTCGCGGTGGGTGGTGGGGGCGAGAGCGGCCAAAACTTCGCGGAGTCCACCGCCAACCAACCTTGGGGCCGGTGTGGGGGCGGGCGTCCGTGAAGACTTGGGCGAACTGCGGGCGAGGAGGTGAGGGAAGTTGGAGGGTGTCATGTGTGGGTAGAGAGAGAACTCTTGGGGCTGAGAGGTGGTCCAAATGGAGGCGGAGGTGGATGAGATACAAAGTG